CAATTAAGAAGAAAAGCAGAACATTTATTAATAGCTTGGCTAAGAACTATGACACCGGATGGAGAAGATAAAACTAAAATAAATGTAAAGAACTTACATGAGTTCTTACCAGAACAAACACATATTTTTGCTAATAATAAATTTATGTTAAGTGCTTATAGTTTAAGATGGTTTTACAAACAAGTAAAAAGAAATCCTGACATAAAGGTAAAAGAACTTTTATGAAAAAACAAATAAATTATAAATTTCAAGAAGATAAAATTTTAAATTTAGTAAAAGATTATATTGATAATACTTATAATCAACATTACGCTAATGGTAAATATCAAGCAACAGATATGATTATAGATGCCGGACATGGCGAAGGTTTTAGCATTGGCAATGTTATGAAGTATGCTATGAGATATGGCAAGAAAGATGACAAAAGAACAGAACTATTAAAGATTATACACTATGCAATTATTGCATTACATTTAGAGGAGCAACATGGTAGAAGATAAAGTAGGAAGTAAACCTTATTTAGGTATTGTTATAGATTATGATAGAGAAAAAAACTTTGATAGATTTAGTTTAGACACACTCAAAGATAGATATTTTTGGGATAATGAAACACATGCTCAAGAAGCTTTCGCCAGAGCTTCAGTATTCGGAGCAACATTTAAAGGAGAAACAGATTATGAATTGGCTCAAAGACTTTATGATTACAGTTCCCACAGGTGGTTCATGTTTAGCACTCCTATACTTAGTAACGGGGGAACAACTCGTGGGCTACCTATCTCTTGCTTTCTTAATTATGTACCTGACAGCAGGGATGGTTTATCTGCTCACTTCGATGAAAATATATGGTTGGCTAGTTCGGGTGGAGGTATCGGTGGATTCTGGGGAGATGTTAGGAGCAATGGCATACCTACTGCTCATGGCAGTCGTTCAACTGGTTCAATTCCATTCATGCATGTAGTTGATTCTCAGATGTTAGCCTTTAATCAAGGCACAACTAGGAGAGGTTCTTATGCTGCATATATGGACATATCTCATCCAGAGATAGAAGAGTTTATAAACATGCGTAAAGAATCAGGCGGAGACATAAACAGAAAGAATTTAAATTTACACAACGGAGTTAATCTTAATGATGCTTTCTTAGATGCAGTAAAGAATGATGAAGAC